GTGGGATGGTTATGGATTTAGAAACCTAACTGGATCAAACCAACAAATCGCTGACTTTTACGGTCTTGAAGATGAAGATGCTCGAAGCGGTAGTGGCGCAAGAATTGATGCGGAGTCTGCAAACTTAGCGGCGGCTAATGAAGCATTTGAAGCAATGTTGGCATTACCAGAGTTTCGTCAGCTTGTTGCTGATCGAGGCATAGAAACACAGTTTAGGCTTAGTGAAAACGATATATATGTATTTAATGGGCTAACTGCTACTGAAATTCATGAGGGCGCTGATACTTTTGGCGCTTATTTTGAAGCCGCAATGGCTTTAGCTAACAGGCTTACTCTTGGCTATATGACAGGTATAGTAGGTAATGAAGCAATTACGGTTCTTCAAGAAGCGGCAACATTAGGCACATTAGGGCCATATTCTAGTAGCATTCAAACTGTTATAGATCTAATGAATTCTGGTCAAGCTGGGTCGGCTCTTGAGGCAGCAGCTATATTAAATGAAATTGGTCCTGTTATTGTTAATCTTGGCGATGACACTCAAGTAGAAGACCCATTAGCTGAGGCTGAAGAGGAAGAAACAGAAGTAGTACAAGTACCAATATCTGAAACAGAGTTTAATGACCAATTTCCTGATGTTAATCCTTCTGAGTATACTGAGTCAGGTACATACACTGATCCAGAAACTGGTATTGTTTACGTTATCAACATCCCTCCAGTTATTGTTGAGCCTACCGAAGAAGAAGAACCCGGCGGTGGTGGTGCAGAGGCTCCTACAGACGTAGAAGGAGAACCCACAGCAGATCAACCTGAAGGAGAAGTAGTAGTAGTAGATCCTTCTGACAGCACAGTTGATGATGAAGATGCAGAGACTGCTGGAACTATTCCTCCTGATACTACTGAAACAACAGAAGAAGGTTCTTCAGAAAACGATCCCGGTTTTGAAGACGATAGAACATATTATGATCCTAATACAGAGTATGAAATAGGAGATATTGTAAATGATGTTTTTGGAAGAGAGTGGGTATATGCGCCAAATCCAAGAACGCCGGGCCGTGACTCATGGGTTATAACAAATCCTGACGATGAACTTATAAGAGAATATGAAGAAGCTACTGGACTCGAATATGAAGAAGGTACTAATATTATTATTAATGGGGATCCTACTGGTTCGTTAGAAGATGATCCGAACTATGTTTTTGATATTGAGGAAGGAGAAGGAGATGAAGACAGCGGATTAGAAGTGCCTACAAGAGAACCTGACATTATTTTTGATCCTACACGTACACCAGACTTTCCCGGTGAAACACCAGACTTTCCTTCTCCAACACCCGAACAGGAACCTACAGAGCCAACAACTCCTACAGAGCCTACACCGCCTACAGAGCAACCTACAGAACCTACAGAACCTACAGAACCTACAGAACCTACGGAACCTACGGAGCCTGTACCACCTGCTGAGGAAGTGCCAGAGACTCCTGAAGAGCCTACACCGCCTGCTGAAGAGCCTGAACAGCCTACTGAGGAAACAGAACCAACACCTACGACAGAACAGCCTACAGAGCAACCTACGCCTACAGAGGAAGCGCCAGAGACTCCTGAAGAACCCGGTACAGAGACTCCTTCTGATACACCTACTACAGGCACCGATGACACAGGTACTGAAGGTGAAGGTGATGCGCCTACTACAGGAACTGGCACCGAACCCGGATCAGGAGATGAAGGAGACGGTACAAGTACTGGTGAAAAACGTGACGGTTTATTTGACGATTATAAAGATTTTCAATATTCAATAGGTTACCAACCCGTACAGTTACAACAACTTATTGCACCACCTAAGAAAGATTACTTTAGAGAACTAGACAGTCTAATTGGTCGTAGCTTGTTTGGAAAAATGATATGACATATTTAAACATAATGAACAACGTCTTGCGCCGTTTGCGTGAAGAAGAAGTTAATAACGTAAACGACAGCACTTACTCAAAGATGGCTGGTGACTTTATTAACGACGCTAAAACTATTGTAGAAGAAGCAGCAGACTGGTCGGCTTTGCGTACTACTCTTGTTATTAACACTGTAGCGGACGAGAACACTTACTCGTTGACAGGCTGTGGTGACAATGTAAAAGTAATGTCTGCATTGAACGACACTCAGAATTGTTTTATGGAGTATCAGTCAAAAGACTGGTTTAACGATCGCCTGTACATTTCTGATGAAGTATCTAGTGCGCCTCAATACTATACTTATCACGGTCTAGATGCTAACGGAGATACTCAATTTCTTGTTAACCCTAAACCTGACGGTGTGTACAGTTTACGTTTTGATGTTGTAAAACGACAAGCAGATCTTACGTCAGACAACACTAATTTACTTGTACCAGAAAAGCCTGTTATTCATCTTGCTGTTGCTTTGTTAGCACGAGAGCGTGGTGAAACAGGTGGTACTTCTACTGCTGAGTACTTTACTATTGCTGACAAGTACCTATCAGACGCTATTGCTATTGATGCGGCAAAGCACCCAGAAGAGATGATCTTTAGGACTATCTAATATGGCACAAGAACTACGCAGTATTAATCTTGTAGCTCCGGCATTCAAAGGTATTAACACCGAAGATTCGCCACTGGCTCAAGATCCCTCGTTTGCTGAGATTGCAGATAATGCAGTCATTGACAAACGTGGTCGTATTGCCGCACGTAAAGGGCATGAGGTTATTACAACAAACAAGACCGCTTTGGGTACTGCGGCGATTAGAGCAATTAAAACATTTAGAGACGACGCTGGAAACACTAAAGTATTTTCAGCAGGTAACAATAAAATCCTAAGCGGTACAACAACACTAGTTGATGAAACTCCTGCGGCTTACACGATTACTACTGACAACTGGAAGATGGTTAACTTTAATGATCGTATCTACATGTTTCAGCGTGGTTACGAACCTTTAGTGTATGACAATACTTCTGGTGCTGTAGAGGCCATGAGTAATCATACTAACTCTAACGGCGTTACTTCTGCTATATACGGCAATGAAGTTCTTGCTGCTTATGGACGCCTATGGACTGCTGACTTTACTGACAACAAATCTACTATCTATTGGTCTGATTTGCTTAACGGTATTCACTGGTCAGGTGGAACAAGCGGTAGCATTGATATCTCTAAAGTATGGCCTGATGGTTACGACGAGATTGTAGCGTTAGCGGCACATAACAACTTGTTAATTATCTTTGGACAGCACAGCATTGTTGTCTACGAAGGAGCTACTTCTCCTGCTAGTATGACTCTATCAGATACTGTAGCGGGAGTAGGGTGTGTTGATCGTGACACTGTACAGTACACTGGAACAGACGTTATCTTTTTGTCACAGACAGGACTCAAAAGCTTTGGACGTACTATACAAGAAAAGTCCATGCCTATCAGTTCATTGTCCAAGACAATAACAAAAGACATTATTAGTCTGCTTCAAAACGAATCACAGTTTTACAGGTCTGTATACAACCCAGAAGAAAACTTTTACTTGTTGACATTTGTAGGACAAGAAACAACATTTTGTTTTGACATTAGAGGCACATTAGAAGACGGATCATATCGTGTTACTCGTTGGCCCGGATCTGTCTTTACTGCTTATGAAACACGAAGAGACGGAAAGTTATACATAGGGACAACAAACGGTATCAGTGAATACAAAGGTTACTCTGATAACGGAACAAGATACCGATTTAAGTACTTCAGCCCTAGCTTGACATTTGGTGCGCCTTCTCGTTTAAAGATCCTTAAGAAGATTAAGCCAACGCTGGTAGGTGCAAACAGTGCTACGGTATTTATGAAGTTTGCATATGACTTTGGTACTAGCTTTAGCACAACAGAATTTACGGTAGGCAATCAACAGCCTGCTTTTTATAACGTCAACGAGTTTGGCGAAAACTCTAGCCCACTATCAGAGTTTACTGGTGGTGAACTTACTAACCAACGCAGCTTGAACGCTGTCGGTAGCGGTACAAGTGTTGTTGTCGGTCTTGAATCTGACATCAACGGTTTTGCTCTATCACTGCAAGAAATTAACCTACTAGCACTAATAGGTAAAACGATTTAATCGGAGATATATAATGGAAGAACTTCTAGAAGCTTTAGGCATTAGCGGAGGAGACGCTTTAGGAGGCGCTGCTGCTTTAGGTCTCCTTACGTCGGCTTATAATAGACTAGGTGGTATTGGTGAGCGTGGTCAACAGCTTGGCGCACAACTTGCTGAAACTCAAATGGAGCAAGCAGCGTTTAGACCCTATACAGTAACGACTGCTACGGGTGGTCAGTTTGGTACGCAGATTGATCCTGTTACTGGACAGCTTAGAACGACTATGGGTGTTTCTCCTGAAGAAGTAGCTATGCGTAGTCAGTTGTTTGGCGGCGCAGGTCAGTTTTATCAACAAGCTGGAATGCCTACAGGACAACGTGAAGCAGAAGTGTTTGAGCGTATTCGTGCTGTACAGCGTCCTGAAGAGGAGCGACAGCGTCTAGCACTAGAAGAACGTCTAGCTGGACAAGGTCGTCTTGGTGTACGTACTGCACAGTTTGGCGGTGCGCCTGAACAGTTTGCAATGGCTCAAGCACAAGAAGAAGCACGTAACAGAGCGATGCTGTCAGCAATGCAACAGGCTCAGGCAGAGCAATTACAACAAGCAAACTTAGGACAGCAGTTCTTGGCAGGTAGTTACGTACCTCAAGCACAGTTGTTGTCTGCGGTAACTCCCGGAATGACAGCGGCTGGGCAAGCACAACAGGCTCAACTGTACGGTACAGGTTTGTTTGGTGAAGCCAGTGCTTCTGGTATTGATGCACTGTTGGGTGCGGCACTAGGTCAGGCTAACCTCTTTGGTGCGGCTGGTACTGGATTGTTGGCAGGTCTTGTAGGAGATTAATCATGGCTAGATTTGGTAGAGATTTTGTAAGAGCGGCTACACAGCCAGCATTTACTCAGGGATTGTTTACTGCTGCCGCAGGTCTAGGTAGTATGCCTCGTCGTAGACGTGAAGAAAAACAAGCGGCTTCTTTACAAAAAGGTTTGTTTGGTTTAGAGCAAAGTGCTTTAGCTGGCGAGCTTACTCCTGAAATGTACAAAGAAGCTGTTGGATCTTATACTGCGTTAATGCAACAAAATCCAGAACAAGCAGATGAAATTAGAAAGTCTCTTGCTAGAGTTGGTGCGTCTGTACGCGAGCAAGATAAAGCTCAGAAAAAAGTAACTGCTGTTAATCAATTAAGTGCTATTGAGACTGAGTATACTAAAATATATTCTGACCCTTCTTTAGATACCGCAGAAAGAGACGCAAAAGCAACCGCACTAAGAACACGAGCAAAAGCAATACAAGATGCTAACCCACTTATAGACTTCTCTTCGTTTTCAAACTGGGACTCTCGTGCAATGAACGCTGGAATGGCTATTTCTAGCCGAGTTCAAAACCAAGAGGCAGAAGCGGAACAACAAAAAGTTGACGTTACTTTGCAAGGAATGACACCAGAAGAGCGTGAAAAATACGTAGAAACATACACTGGAAGTGAATCAGAATACATGCTTAGGCGTGTCAACAGCCTTAACACCTATGAGGATGGAGTTCAGCGCAGAGCCGAAGAAGCCGCTACAAGAGAACAAAATTTAAATACAGAAATTGATAGTCTTGCTTCTGAAATAGAAACCCTTCCTGAAGGTTTAAGAGATTCTTTAAACAGGGAGTTACAAGCAGTTCAAAAAATGCAAGAGGGTAACTATAAAAACGGCAGGTGGATTAGTAAGGCTCTTCAAAATCAAGCGAATAATAAATTAAATGATGTTTCGCGCAGAATTATAAACCACTCTGATAGAGTTGCTGATGCTGATCGCAGGTCAATTAGAGAAGCTGATATAAAAATAACAGCTTTAGAGACTCAGTTAAATAGTCTTCCTGACGATCCTCGAGATATTGAACGATTCGCTGAAATTGCTGCTAGACGAGCAGGAGAAACTAGATCATTTGATAAACTGTCTTCAACAAAACAAAAAAAGTTTTTGGAACAGGGCCGTCGTGATCGCATGGAAGCGCACAACCAAACTATAAACAGGGATATTGCAACACAAAAAGCTGTAAAGCGTTACTTATCTGGAGAACAACCAGAAGAACAGCCTTCTACAGAAACAACTACAGAATATTCGTCTCTTATTGAAACCGCTCAAAAAGAGTCGGGTCTTTCTCGTACAGACACTATTAAGGCTTTAAAGAATAAAGGAGACCTTCCTAAAGATTACACTGGAGAAAAACAATCGTTTGAAGAAGCTGTTGAGCTTTCTGAAACAGAAGTTATAACTGCTTTGTTTGGAGAGCAGGGTTATATTGCTCCTTTAGGTCTTGATACAAAGTCTGTTTCTAAAGCTTTCGTAGAAGATCGTGTTTACTTTGCAGTAGACACAAATAAAAGTTTAGCTGGTGTTCCTACTAATGATTTAGAGCTTTTGCAGTACGATAATAACAAGTACACTCCTATGATTAAGGCAGAGCTTAAAAGAAGAGGCCGTTAAAATGGCAAAGTACAGCGATTTAAATAAGTATTTAGAGACTTCAAATTATTCTGATTTATCTTCTTACTTAGAAGACGATCAAGATTACTCTGGTTTTAGGGCAGGAGCTATTGATGTTCTTGAGTCTGGTCTTGGTATTGGTGACGAGCTAGATGCTACTGTACGTTTGTTAGTAGGAGAATCTGATAACTGGGCAGACGCAATAACACAGTCTCGCAGACAACTAGAGACTTTTGAAGAAGAAAATCCTTATATGTCGGGTGCTTTAACTGTTGCAGGCATTGCAGGAAGCTTGTTTATACCCGGCGCGGCTCTTGCTAAATTAAGCCAAGGGGCTAGTACAGCAAGACGAGTTACTCAAGCCGCTGGTTTGGGTGCCGCTGAAGGTGCTGCTTATGGTTTTTTAGCAGGAGAAGGTGAAGAAAGGCTGTCTAGTGCCGCTTTAGGTGCTGGTATTGGCGGTGCTCTTGGAGGAGTTGCTGGTCGTTTTTTAACCAGAGGTGCTGGCGAGGTCGTAGATGATTTTTCTCGTCCTGTTTCTGAGGCATTAGACAGGCCCGTAGACATAGGAGGCGCTCAAGGCTTTGTTAACAAGGGCAGAGCATCTTCTGGTACAGGCGATTTAGATCCCAGCACACATAAGCGCAAAACTACAGAAGTAGTTGATGACGAAGATTTTATTCCAGATAGTATTCACGAAAACCCAGAAAAAGGTAGTAGAGTAATTGGTTCTTTGTTCATGGGTACAAGAGAATGGGTAGAAAAAAACGTAGGTATTAGAGCTGCTCGTCTTGTTGAAGATTCTGAAACAATGGCGCGTACAGAATACGCTAAGGTTGATGAAATCTTTGATGGGGAGCAGTTTTCTAAGTTTTCAGAAATGCTTGAAAACAACGACGCTCTTAAGAGTTTCTTTTTAAGAATAAATCAAAACATTAAAAAAGATAACAGAGTTACTTTTAGCGATGCGCGACGTTTTGCCAGAACCCCAGAAGAAAAACAACTTGTAGATATGTTGGAAGTAGAATCAAAGGTACTGCGCGAGTACGACTTTGTTCCCTTTGGTAAACCAGACGACGATTATTTTCCAACCATTAACATAGCCGGTACATCTGGCAAAGTAAAAGTGTCAGATTATGACAATCCTATGGAAGCTTTGCGTAACATGGCTAAAGATGTTTCCGTAGCTAACGCCGTAGCCAGACGTTTTAACCTTGACATGTCTAAGTACGAAGACGAAGCGCGGAAGTTAATTGTTGAAGCCCAAAAGCCAATGTCTCGACTAGAGTTTGTTATTAAGAAAGTCAGAGATGAGGCTCGTTCACAGGCAGCAAATCAAGGCAATGTATCTGATCCTTCTGCTGTAGCTGATAACTTGCGTGATGCACTGCGAAGTGTGTTGATATCTGCAAAGTCGGGTGGTGATGCTGTTGGTGCTGTCACTCGACGTGGTATTTCTGCCGCACTTTTAGGCAACCCAATCAACGCTGTGCTTAACATTATTGAAGGATTCACATCTCCTGTTTATCAAAACGGATTTATTCCTTTTTTAAAGACAGTACCAAAAGCTATTTTAGCTACGTTCAACAAAGAGTTTGGACAAGAGGCAGGAAGGAAGTGGATATCTAACAAGCAGTTAGGGCTAGATAACTATATGGGAGAGGTTCAAAATGCCGCCAAAAAGACTCTCGATGATTCTTTAGACACGGCACGTTATGCACGGTTTCCTGCTGTTTTTGGTAGGCTAGTAGACAAAGTTGGCGAGGCTGCTTATACGTTATCTGGTGTCCGGACTGTTAACAGAATGGGTCAAGAAATACTTACTAATTCTTCTGTTCGTAGGGGTATCGACTTAGCCAAGAAAGGTGATCAAAAGTCTTTAGAAAAATTAAAGAAGCATCCCGGTATGCGTGGTTTGTCACCTACTGAGTTTAAAGCAACCGTAGAGGCTCTTAAAAAGGAAGACCTGACAAGCGCATGGATAACTAACTTTGCTGGCGCATCGTTGAACAAATGGCAACCAGTTAGTGCTAGTGCTATGCCTAGAGCTTATAACGATAATCCTAACTTCCGTGTTATGTATAGCATGCTGTCTTACATGAATAGACAAGCTAACAACCTACGCACTGAAGTAGGTCTTAATATTATGAAGGCTAAGGATAAAGGTCTTAACACTAAGGAAGGCGCTGAAGCAGCAAAAGCGGCAATGCTCAACAGTGCTAAGTACACTGCGTTGTTTGGCGTTATTGCGGGTATTTGGGACGATGCGCGTAAAACAATGGATTTTAGTAACGATAAGTACTTAGAAGACTTAATGACTCCTGAAGGTATTGCTAGTGCGGCAATGAATCAACTCGCATCTAACATGACTAGCGGCGTTGTTAATATACGCGCTCAAGAATATGGTGGTGATCCTATTAGCGTTACTCCACCTCCATTGGCGGCAGCCGCTAAGTTATCAACAGGGGTAAGTAGGTTGCTTACAGAAGGAGAAGTAGACCCACTGCTTAGAGCAACGCAGACCTACACGCCCGGTGTTGC